CTTGACGAGTTTTACGAGCCATTTCTAAAACTGTGCTTTCTCTGGCAGCTTTTCTATATTGCGACCTGAAGCTTTAGCCTCAGCAAATACTTTGGCTTCACGTTCACGTTTAGTTAAACCCTGCTCATCACGGGGAAGGCTCGATTGAAAGCCTTGCCCCGTGGAAACAGTAATCGACTTTAAGCGCAAATGACGTTCGTAAAGCTCTTGCAATTCGTCCAAAGGAACGCTTTGACGGCGTTTCAGAACGTATGCTGTGAACTCTTCAAATGTCGCACCGTCAGGTATGACGGCCATTTTCAGCCAGCGTCGTGACCACGAAGGTCAGGCTGATGACCTGGTTCTACACTGCCAGTTATTCCGTGTTGGTTTTCTGGTGTGTCACGAACGCCTGTCTCACCGTAACCGCCAGTTTGATTGGCGTATTTGCCAGCACTCATGCGCTGGTCAGGTGATTGAGGTCCACCTGGACTCCAAATGGGGTTAGCTGAAACACTGGAACCACGTTCCATTTTAGCGTTCTTGCCTTTTGCCCCATCTACAGTTTGGGTCCCGCTAGTGTGCGAAACAAATTTAGCCATTACAGCCCTTCCTTGTAGAACATGCTCTATAGGGTATTTACCGTGTCCCACGAACTGTATACGAACCTATGTTGTATGGCGAGGATTCCTCAGAAACATTGCCTAAACGGGCAAACCAATCCACGGTCCAGTAATCGTCTACTTCAGGTGCGTATTCAGGTTCATAAGCGTATTTACGCATTTGGTTAGCTAAAGCTAAAGCCATTACACGGTCGTCGTAGGGGGAACCTGACATAGATCCTCGGTCGTTTCGCACATAAGTGCGTAACTCCCCGACAGTGTTTCGATCATTTATTTGAAGTTCGTCGTTTCGTAAAGCAGAACTTAAATCATCGATCATTAAAGGTTTAGAAGTACGGGTGGTTTTCCAGCCGTACTCTTGACTGATTCTGTTGTTGACGTTGTTTAATTGACGTTTTCTAAAAAGGTTTGGGTAACCCAAATGTCGTAGTTCTGTGATTGTTGTTAGACCGTGGTTGTTGGATTCTACGCAACACAAAGCGTTGCGATACCACATGCCTAACGAAAGCACTTCCTCAGCTAGCAAGTCTGGCGCTATGTGCCCATGCCAGATTGCGGACTGGTTTCCTGTGCCTACGTTAAGAACTTGGATAACGCTGTAGTCGCCGTGACCTAACCCTTCGGCTGTATCCACTCCCATCACGTAGGCGCTACGGGATTCTGGGTACTCCCAGACTTCCAAACTCATATTCTAAACTCTATAGCTGAGCCGTTGCGATGTAAGTAACCAGTTTCTCCGAACGTTGTGTGTTTGCTCATTTCTTCTAAAATGTCGAGGTCAAAAACAGGGTTACCCGACTTAACGAACGCCTCTTCGGGCGTTGTCGGGTACTCCTGAGCAAGCTGCCACGGCAGCATTGACTCAACTTTTTCTTGATACCAGGAATCGCCTCTATCCTCAGTTGCGGACCAAGGGTAGAACATGGGTTCAAATTTGTTGGCTCCTGTTGTCGCCCCGACCCACAACTGGTGATAAAAGTTTCCTGAACCGTTAGCCGTGGAAAGGCCGATAATTCGGCCTCCCACGTCAGCTACAGGTTCTATGGAACTCCATGCATCTTCTGGGTTTGGGAGGAAAGCCCATTCGTCAACCACGATGAGTGTGGCCGATTCACCACGGGCAGGGTCAGATGCCGACGGGAGCGATGTAATCTGCGATCCGTTATCGAAACCCATTCGCTGTTGGTGTTCCACCAAGGACTTAGGTCCACGTTCTACCATCCATTTCGGTAAGTGTTGGTACCCGTACTTACTCTTCCGAAGTAACAGTACGGATTCCCTCTCAGTTCGAGAGAGATCAATAATGTTCTGGTCTGGATGAAAGAACGCCAGCCAGAACTGATGGGCAGCTACTAGCGTGCTCCACCCAATTTGTCTTGCTTTTAGCGTAAGCGAATATCTATTAGCGGCCCAGTGTTGGATAGCTTCCTCTTGAGCCTGACGTAACCCAAAAAGGATACGACCGTGAGCAGGGTGAGCAATGTGCCAATAGTTCTGTAAAAAATATGATTCATCTCTAACACACCTCCTCCATTCTGCTTCTTGTTTCAGTTCAACTAGTCTTGTATTCATGTTCACCAACCATTATTGGTACATCCCAGAGGCGCTAACCCCACAGCAGTGCGATGGTATACAACACGCTGCTGCTCAGACCGAACAGGTTGAAGGTTTTCATTTCGGGGAGAACCCTGAACATCGCAAATCCCAAATTTCTTGGATTTATGACGATGAACTAAGCGACACCATTGGTGCTTGGATGCAACAAGCAAACAAAGAAGCAGGCTGGTACTACGACCTAGAACTACCTGAAGCCATCCAATATACTCGGTACTCCACTGGCGGATATTACGACTGGCATACTGACGGAAACTCAGACCAGCATGCGGCTCGAAGACTTGTCCAAAAAGTTGATCCTCCGATTCCTTTGAACGTGACTCCTTTCCCCAAATTTCAGGGAACTGTCCGAAAGCTTTCAGCAACAGTTAATCTTTCTCACCCTTACGAATACGAAGGCGGATTCCTCGAAATTCGTTGCTATGACCAACTGCATATCTTTAACGATTGCCCGAGGGGATCGATAATTGTGTTTCCTAGCTTTCTTGAACACCGAGTAGCCCCCCTTGAAGCTGGTGAACGGCATAGCGCAGTCATGTGGTACAACGGCTATCCCCTCAGATAGCTACCACTTAGTTTTGTTAGCCCAATAAGCCGCAGACATTTTGCCTTTAGCAATGTTCTTTGCATGGCGAGCCTTAAACGACGACTTCCGAGCTTTCTCTTTAGCAGTCTTAGGGTTCTTGCCTGCGCCTTTAACATTCTGTTGCCCAAAACGAATGGTTTTAACTTGACCATTCTCCCTAGCCACAACAACATGCGACTTCGTAGGGTGATTAGGTGTTCGTTTAGGTTTGTTGTATCCACTAACACCAGCACGTTTTAACCGAGGGTCAGGTTTTTCAGCCATTTAACAGTTCATATCTTTCCGTAAAGATTCCCACACAGACCATTGCGCTTCAGTCCACGTATGTTCAATCGTATTGTAAAGCTGCGAACACTGCGGACCATACCCAGGCACAAGATCAGTTCGCACCGTAGGTGCAGGCTCTGAATCATCACCAGACCAAAGCATTGTTACGCCACTAATCGCAGCAATCAATGCAATTACAGCAGCCGTTATAGCTTTAATAATCTTCTTAATTGACTCTGACCAAATATCTGCTTTCTCTGCTACATCTTCTATCGACATAACCCCCCACCTTTAACGATTACCTTCCCCACGACGGCCACGATTCTTTCTAGAACTCTCAAATCTGATAGTTCCATTAGGCTGATGCGAAGCATCACGGCCCGTTAGCTTCACACCCGCACGTTTAGCTGCTCTCCGAGCAGCATTTGCTTCCACACGCTTCTGAACTTGCTCAGGGCGCTTATTAATTCTTTTATCTGTCCTAGCCTTTACTCTGCGAGCGGCAGGGTTATCTGCGTAATAACGCGCAGATTCCCCTTTTTGGGCATAAGACTTAGGTCTTGGAGCCATTACTGACAACTTTCACAAATATCAATCTCATCCAACGAACACTCAATAGGTTCATCATCTAAAAACGGGTCAGTTAGCAGATCAGGTCGCTCTCCCATTGCTTCCATTTGCATCCACATACCATCATCATGCAAGTCTTGTAACTCACTCACCCTGAAGCTCCGCAACAAGCTCTTCTAGCTCTGCAGCAAGCTCATTGTCACTTAAACCAGACGCATCACGCTGGTCATCGACCATTACACGACGCTTCGGAGTGAACTTGTCGATGTATTGCAAATACAATGCGGCAGCTTTTACATCACCGTTAGCAGCTTGTCTGTACAACGCATCAACAACCGACTGTGTACGTTCAGGGTGTACATTAAGTTCAGCCGCCCTACGGTCCCACTCACGGACAAAACGAGGATCAGCTTTCCAACGACGAACAGTTCGATCATTCAACTCACGCTCAGCACACCACTCCTTCTGAGTAGCAGGCTCACGAACCTCCGACAACAACCAATCTAAAAACTCACCCCACTGATCAGGCATAACCTTCTCACCCGAATCAGGGTCAGTTCTCCAACCTCGTCCACCACCATTCTGCGGCATTCTAAACCTCCTACAAGAAAGACCAACTGTCCCACAAAAAAGTGGGACACCCTTGTATACCTTAAAAGGGGGGGATGGGTGAAATGCCTTGAAGCATTTCACCCATCCCCCACCCGCTCCCGTTACTGTATACAATATCCACCCCCCAGGGAAAA